ATGACTGTAACGGCCATGATTACTACTCTATGAGTGAGATTCGTTACTGTCGCTGGCAATGTATATGGCTTTTGTATAATCTTATCGACCACCAGGACGGGAAATACACCACTATCGAGAACTGGCCACCAGAAGGGAAAGAAACAGGTTACGATAACACCCTTATTCAGCATAGCAGAGGGGCGCAGGCCCCCTTTGAATCTTTCAGGCGCATCACCGCAGACGTACTTTCACGTTTAGAGCGCACCAGCATGGATGGGCGGTTGCTCTTATTGGAGATAAAGAACGATAGACTTGATTTCAGCCAAGAGGCAAGGAACGCTCTCAACTATGTAAACGGGTGGCGTAGGAAACGGTTAGATTACAATAGCTGGGTGAAACAGCGTAGGTATCGCTCTAAAATAGTTGAACTCCACCCACAAATAAGGAATCAAGGTCAATTACTTTGACTACCAAAAGGTATTCATTTCTGCAATCTTCTTGACAAGTGACTGTAAAAAGTTTTACAATGATTGAAGGATATAAATATGCCCTTTCCGCAGGGGCTGGAAGGACGCGGCCTGCGAAGTTGAGACCTTCTAGCCCCTTTACTATATGCCTGTACGGGCCCCAGTGAGAGCGCACTCCGGGGTTAGTTAGTCCCGGGCCGGGTGCGGTTTATCCGCTTTCTCGGCCCGGCGCGGTTAATCAGAAGCCTCTAAGAAATTAGGGGCTTTTTTTATTGGGGGTTGAGTCACCTAGAGGTTACGACCTCAAGGATATTATCATCACCAATCCCCACTACCCTAAAGCCTTCGGGCAATAGGCGTCTGGATTAAATGTATGCGTGGTATGACTCAAAGACAATGAGCATAACATGAGGGAGTATATTGAATGAGCTATGATACGACCATAAAAATTAAATTATGTCCATTACCAGAAGGGTATGAATGGCAGATTACAAAAGACACGGCAACTAATAGGTCATTTATAGAAATACTAGATTGGGGTGCAATACAATATAAAACAGCAATTCCAAAGTCGTAACAGTGTTACGTGCTTCAACCTTAATTGAGGGGAATAATAAAAGAGCCGGAGTATTTCATCCTCTCCTTTTCTTATTCCAGTAAGGGCTTTTACATCTGGGGCAGATGGTGACTTCCGGGCCCCGGGGAAACCAAGAATGGCCACAGCGTTTACAATTTAATCTTGGTGTTTTGATTTTCATTCGTACTCCTTTGTTGTCTACTTAGACTTGCGGGCTAACTTTTTTAAACCATTGGCATAACTGGCATTGTTCCCTTCGCTTCTGGTTACAGTCAGCATTTATACGTTTTAATAAGCACCATCTAGGTGCAGTGAAGTTATTAAATTCAGGCTGAGATAAGATTTCACCAGCCAGTTTAATTGCTTGTTTCTGATACCGTTTCAATTTCCTCTCCTTCCTTGTCTACTTAATAACTGAAGGTACTGTATCTATTTACTTACCTAAGAGTATAATGTATGAGAAGTTATTTGTCAAGCCCCCCTTACTCCTAACAGTAAATATTTATTTTGAAGCTATATGAAACAAAAACGCTCCCCGGATGTTAGCGATAGGAATGTATCACAGCCTAAGTCTGAGGATACTGTTTCCCACCTCAACATATATAGAATAGCTTATATAAATAAACATAATCAGGTATATCTCTTCTTTACTCCCTTAAAGGATATGACACCAGAGGAAAGAGATTATAGAAGTAAAGCCTGGGTCAATGATGGGAGATACAAGGGAGGGGAGGGGTAATAATGAAGCTCACACAAAAACAGGAAAGATTTACACGTTTCTTATTTGATGGTCTCTCTCAAAGGGGGGCCTGGGTTAAGGCAGGGTATTCTAATAAATACGCTGTAAAGATTATTGATGAGAACGCTTGCCGTCTTGCGGCTGAAAGCAAGATTAAAGCAAGATTGGCTGAACTAAATAAAGAGGCTGATGATGACAGTGTAGCCACAAAGTTAAAGTGCAAGCAAAGACTCTCTGAGATTATTCGTGCTAATGTACCTGATTTTGTCACAGATGGCAAGATAAAGATAGCAAAAGATACGAAAAATGTAGGAGCGGTTGCAGAACTGGAAACTCGGTCAAAGTTCTATAAAAAGACTGGAGAGGCATTAAATATCACCAAGTTTAAGCTCTTGAACCCTGTTGATGCTATCGAAGGACTAGCAAAGCTAGAAGGATGGTACGCAGCGCAACCCACTATCAATCAGGACAATCGGCAGCTCAACATATACGTGGTGGATGGGGAGACAAAGAATCTGATAGCGCAGATAAAAGAGCGGACTGGGAAGCTGATTGAAGGCACAATAAAAGAGGTTAGATAAGGTGGACTATCAAGAGTTACGCGAAGCTATAAGGAAGATGACCAGGGACACCAGACTCTTTGTAGTGCTCAAGGAAGAGCTTACCCGGTTAGGTTACTGGAAGAACAAAGCGAGGGGTAAGCCTCTTGAGGGACGGCGTTAACGATCGCAAACACGGTTTCTGACGCTCTACAATCAAATTCCAGCCTCCTCTTTAGTCCAGTGAGTGATAATCTATGACCCAAATGAGAACGACCCGTATCTTTAAAGAGACCCTGCAAGCGTGGGTGGGGAACAAGCGCCGGTGCTTACATGAGGGTGGCACATCTTCAAGTAAGACATGGTCTATCCTTCAAGCCTTAGTGTTAATCGCCCAGGAAGCCATTGAGCCGCTTCTCATCAGTGTTGTAAGCGAAAGTCTGCCCCATTTAAAGCGAGGTGCAATTAGGGACTTCTTTAACATCATCGAGGAGAGCTCTGACAATAATCCTCATTATTCAAGGACGGAGTTTATCTACTCCAGACCTAATTGGAAGGGACGTATAGAGTTCTTCGGGGCTGATGATTCCGCTAAAGTCCGGGGCCCCCGGCGCGATATCCTGTTTATGAATGAGGGTAACAACATACCCTGGGAGACGGCCCGGGGCTTGGACATCAGGACTTCACGCTTTACTATCGTTGACTGGAACCCCGTAGGGGAGTTCTGGGCGCATGAGTTCTGGAAAGACCAACCGGAGAACGCCTATGTTCACAGTACCTATCTTGACGCAAAGGATGTTCTGCCAGCGCAGGTTGTCACTGATATCGAGTCCTATAAGGACAAGGACCCGAACTGGTGGCATATTTATGGTTTGGGGCTAATCGGTAAGATAGAAGGTCTGGTATATCCTTACTTCGAGCAGGTGGACGAATTGCCGAAAGGTGATGTCTTCTATGGACTGGACTTCGGGTTTGCTGATGACCCTGCGGTGCTGGTGGCCAATACAATTATCGGGGAGAAACTCTTTAGTAAGGAACTGATTTACAAGACTGGTCTGACCAATGACGTACTGGCCCGGGAAATGGACTTACTGAAAGTACGTCAGAACTTTGATGAGATATTCGCTGACAGCGCCGAGCCGAAGTCCATACAGGAACTGTGCGACAAGGGCTACAACGTTAAACCCTGTGAAAAAGGGCAGGGAAGCGTTGAGTACGGCATCCAGAAGGTCAACCAGTTCAAACAATATTGGACAAAGGACTCAACCAACTGTATCAAGGAACAGAGGAACTTCAGATACATTCTCGATAAGGATAATAAGTTAACTGAGAAGACAACGCATAAGTGGTCACACGGCATGGACAGTCGCAGGTACGCCATATCGTCTCATATTGAGCGAAGGCACGGTAACAAGATAGAAGTCCAAATACCCGTAGGATGGTAAAGAATATGATAATCGGACAGAACGGCCAGGGGTACGAAATAACTGGTGCTTTCAAGGTCTATGGCACGCAAGAGGAGCTGTTAAAAGTGGCGCAACAGTTAAGAACAGGTGCTCTTAAAATAGAAATCGGCTGGGTTGATATAGACCCCAATGCGGTAATGATTGCTGATACCATCAAGCCGTGGAAGGAGTAATGATATGCCGGAAGATTTTGAGAGATGTCGTAAGAATGGCGGAAAGATAAGAACGAAGGAACTCCCTAACAATCAGTACATGGCTATCTGTATCCTTAACGGCAAGTCCTATGGCGGAGAAGTTCACAAGAAAAAGAAGTTCCTGGATGGGAAGAACGGTTAAGAAGGATATTACCAGGCAATCAGGATTTCCTTTATTTCCTGCCCCTGATATGTCCCACCGACTTTAGGTTCAATGGCGGCATCGGTCTGAGGTTCAATATATATTAGTCCTCTGTCTATGGTATTAAAGGCAACGACGGCGTGTTGCCCCTGATTGTAACAAATCAATACAAAACCGCACATCAAACCATTTGCCACAGCATCATTGACGACATCGGTTGCGAAATGACGGCACTCATACTGGTTTAAGACAAATGTATTCCGACTAATGGGGTCTCCGAGAATAAAATCCTTTAACTCTTGGAAGGTCGGATTTCTCAATAT